GGTATATTTTCAAGTGCTGCTGATAATTTAGATATCACTACAGGTGGTACTACCAGAGTTAATGTAAGTTCAACAGGGATCAATGTAACTGGGACAGTAATTGATGACGGGGCAACTCATGATGGAGATGTAACTTTTACAGGTGCTAGTGCAAATATAATTTTTGATAAAAGTGATAATAACTTAGAATTTGCTGATAATGCAAAGGCAACTTTTGGTAATAACCAAGATTTAGAGATTTATCACGATTCTGCACACTCTTACATTGATAATGCACTTAATGATTTGTTTATTAGAAATACTAGTGATGATATTATTATACAAGCTCAAGATGATTTCTTTATTAGAGTAGCGGGCGGTGAAAACGCAGTAGTTGCTCTTGATAATGGTGCTGTTGAGTTGTACCACAATAATGTAAAGCGTTGTGAGACATCAGCCGATGGACTTGATTTACCAGATAATAGCAAGTTACAGGTAGGAAGTTCGCAAGATTTAAAGGTATATCATGACTCGACAAACAGTTTTATTCAAAAAGGTGATGGCACTGGTAGTTTATTTATTGACGCAAATGGAATAAATTTTAGAGGAGCTAATGGTGAAACTCTTGCAAGTTTTGTTGAGAATGGATCAGTAGAATTGTATGAAGATAATGTAAAGCGTTTTGAAACCACTACCTTCGGGTGTACTGTTCAAGGCGGTATTACATTTGGATCTGATACTGCTGCTGCTAACCAATTAGATGATTATGAGGAAGGTGTATTCACACCTTCACTAGAGTTTGGGGGTGCTACAACAGGCATTACTTACAGCAGTATGCGTGGAGGGTCTTATGTAAAAATTGGGAGACAGGTAACAGTAAACTTTGGTTTTACATTAACAAGTAAAGGTTCGGCATCAGGTGACGCAACTATAGCTGGTTTACCTTTTGCTGTAGAAGATCTTTTAAGTTCAACAAGTGTTGAAGCAAGTGGTATCTCCTCTTTCTGGAATGATATTGCAACAGATTCCGCTAATATTGTTTTCGCTGCATTAGGTGGTACAAGTGAATTAGAATTAAGAAATACTGTTGGGGCAGAAGATGATACAGATGCAATGGATAACGGAGATTTTGATAATGACACAGCTATTCGTGGTTCTATTACATATTTCACCGCAACTTAGACCGAGCTAAGTCGTTAAACTAAGCCTAAACCTGTTTTAATCGGAGATTAATCCTAATGGCACTAACTGAATCTATTGAATACGACCAAATACAAATTGTTGGTGAATATAAAGCGGTGCAAATAAGAAAAGCCACAGTAATAAAAAGAGATGGGGTAGAAATTCCTGGTTCTAGGTCTTATGAAAGATATACTTTAACTTGTGGATCTCTCGATGCTTCTGATAATTTAGTTGATAATCCATTAGATAAAGAACCTGATGGAGTTACTGCAATTCCAGATGATGTAAAGAGCATTTGTGGCATTGTATGGACTGATGCTGTAAAATCAGCATATAAAGCTAAACTAATAGCAAACAAAGGTTAAAAGATGACAAAACCAACAACAGATAAGCTAAGACTTGAACTTAAAGAAAATAAAGAAAGGATTCAACAGATTACTAATATGATTAACAGTTTGCAAGTAAGAAATATTCAGATTGAAGCAGTAATAGCAGATAGAGCTTTAGATATTTCTGAAGAAGATAAAGAACAGATAAAACAAGACGCTGAAGGACTTTACGGCAAACTTTAATTAAATTTTGGAAAAGTCACAACCCACATCTGGTCGGATAAGGACACGTTTTATAGCTGTTTTAGCACTAATTACATCAGGAATAACATTTGGATCGGGGTTGATGGTGTTTTTATATATGAAAAGTCCAAGATTTGAAAGTCAACTTTTAGGACAGGTTATGAAACACATGGATTGGTTAGTGGCTGATGAGTTAGAAAAGCAGATAAAAAAGCTAAAATCAAGACCTGTTTCTAATCCTAATGATCCAAATCAATGGTTTTTAGATTATATAGAGAAAAGAAATACAAAATTTTAATTTAATTAGATTCTGTTTGCATCTGCCTTGTCATAAGGCTTAAGGTGACGTACAAAGGTGATAGACCTATAATAAGCAATATAAGAGCTATACTCATCACTGACATAGCTTTAATAACAGCAAGTTTTATCATGTTAAATAAAATCTCATCTATTCTATCCATTTTATCATTTGTAATTTCATTAACAACTATTGGGGCTGGCTACGCTGGCTACAAGTGGGTAACAAGTCCACAATTTGAAGCGATGATGATGGAAAAGGTTATGAAAAGTGTAAATAAGATATTACCAAATCAGATAGATAAGAAAATGCCAAAAGTAACTGGCCCTATGTTGCCTTTATGATTTGACGAAGATACCAAAAATTGAAATAAAACAGATTTACGTTCCAAAGATAAGACTTTGGGAAGTACAACCACCGATATTAGATATTATTTATAAACCAGTTGTAGATATTCCAGGTTGTGTTGATGCACATAGAAATAACCTTACAGGACTTATTAATGAAGATGAACTAGGCACATATCAAGCCTGTGGTACTTTTAGTATCCCTAGCTTTGAACCTCTTGAATATAACCCTGCAAATTTTCAATACACCGCACCAGCGAAACAACAGGAGCAAAAGCAACAACAACCTCCGCAGCAAAAGCCTCAGATAACACAAAAGCAAAAAGATGAAGAATTAAAAATAGCACCTTGCCCTAGTAACAAAGAGCAAAAAATTGGAGATTTTCGTAACGATAAAAAGTTAGAGCGTGTTATTGGTTATGAAAGGGGGCAAAATGGGATTGAATGTATAACTTTGTATGAAGACGTACCGTTCATCTCTCAATACATTCCAAGTTTTAAGCAGTTTACTGGGGTTTTTAGTCTTGCTTTGGTCGGCTGTTCTGCTCCGATCATTCTTAATTTAGTAAAACCAGTTGTTAAAAATGTAATTAAGAAACTGACAAAGAAAAAAGATAAGGTAGAATAGTTATTCGTAGATAAGTTTAATACCCGTAACTTGTCTACTCTAATTTATGAGTGTGCGGTAATACTTGATTCTTAACTGGTTTAACTATTACATCTTCACATAATTTGTGGTAGATACTTGATTTTGCATATTCAATGCCCTGAATTTTTAGCTCCCCACAATTTTTTAAACGGGCAAGTTCATAGTTCAATCTTTCTTTAGATAATATTTGAGCTTGTATTTTTTCTTGAGTCGTTGCAGACTTTAAACAGGCATCTTGAAATCTCTGATCTAATGGAAAAGTAAATGTTAATGCAGCCCCAAAGTTAAGTCCTAAACTATCTTTATTACCACTGTAATTTTCTTGATAATACAAAATGTCACCTGGATTGATTAGATTACCATTTTCATCAACGCTTGGATCATAGACAGGGGTATCATACGTGTAGTCTTGTGGTCGCTTTTGATTAAACGAAGTGGTTATGAATGGGCTAAATGACATTTGTGGCCCTTGGCATCTTATACCATTTCCGTAATGATTTTCTATCGTATTTCCTTGTAAAACCTGTGTTGCGAAATTAGAGACAGATCCACTAGCAGAAGCAGAGGGAGCAGCAGTGTTTGAGGTATTAGCAAA